AAATCACCTGCATCAGAGTTTTTATCTAATTGATCTTTCAAACCCTTTCTTAGTTTNTCAAGATCTTTTTTGATTTTATCTTTATCTTTAGATACTGTTGGATTGATTCCAGATTTGGTTATATCCTTTCTGGACAAAGACAGTTCATCTACGTTTTTCTTTTTATTGATTGCGATTGCGGCACGTTGTTCAGGAGATCTTTCTTCATTTTTAGGCACACAATTAGGAACCATCTTGTTTCCTTTTCTTTTCATACCAACTTGTTTATGGGTATCCCAACAAGGATCTTCTTTCACACCATCTTTAGACATAGATGTTCCCTTTGGTGCAACACCTGAGTCTCTTATTTTCTTGATAAGTTTGTCTCTGATTGGATTTCTTGCTGTCATCTGTATATCTCGTTTATAGTAATGTAAATTTTCTGGTTCGTTCTCATGTGGGTTGCCTCATAAACGTCAACTCCAAATACATCACCAACTGGATACGCTTCGTCTAGTACACGTATCTGATCTTTCGGTTTGCAAATAACTTCAATGCTACTGTTCACTGCCTTTTCATTATTAATTCTATACACACCTGGTGCAAGTTGTTTATCCTCTATCACAAACCATTCGCTGTTCTCATTCAAAAAGTCTAGTGGTTCTATGTTGAATTCTTCACAAATCTTTTTTAGTTGAGAATCTGTTATTCCTGTTTTTTCCTTAATGAGAAAGAGTGCTGACGCAAAACTTCCGAGTCTAGTTCCCCCTCCAGGTGCTTTTGATATGATCCTTTTAATGTTAGCGCACAAGCGAATGAAAGGAGTCCAAGCAGACTGTTTCTCAATAGTGTTGATCGTAACACCCTTTACTCGCTTTCCCTTTTCATCTATAATACCTTCTTTATACGCATCCCAGTTTTCCCATCTCATCACAAGCATTCTTATAAAACGAAAAGCATAGACTGTATCTGCCGCAGATTTTAGAATTCCCATTATATCTTCCTTAGTGCCTCTACTACCTTTGTATCCATAGTTATTCCAACGAGTTGATCATTAGTAATATATCTTAGAAATACTAAAAAAGGTTTTATTACTGACCAGTGCCTTTCGTCTAATTTTACCTGCATCATGTTTATTGATGGTTCTATACCAAAAACATTGAATATAATTATCAAGTGGTTTAGTATCAAGCGTTCAGAAAGATTACCTTCATCTAAGTAACGATTCAACAAACGCTTGACATATTTAAACCTTTTCAAATCCTCGTTGAACTCTTCTATATCAGAGAACCGAGGGTTATAATAATGTCTTGCCGCATATAGCATCAAGTTTGATTTATTCAATTGATCCATAACAATATTATATATTATGGTAAGATGTTCTTAACTCTTTCGACCAGAGTAGATTTCTTCTTTCTTCGATCTAATTCAATACCATGTTCCCGACCTAGTTCTTCTAGTTCGACCTTAGTCATGTCTTCTAAATGTTCTTCCGCAAACTCAGTTTCTGTTGTAGGAGACTCTGTCAACGTTACTGGTTCTGCAACACCAAGATACTCATTGATCTGAGCATCTGTCATTTTCTGTGCTTTCAGAAGTTCATTTGTTTTTGGATGTCGCCAACCCGAATGAGTTGGTACAGCATCCTTGGCATGTGATGGGGGGTGTATTGCCATTACTTCATTCCCTTTAATGCTTTGACCACAGAGTTCACTATGTTCTGATCTCCAGAACGAACTTGATCTCCACCGTTTCTTTGTCCTGCCGCTTTAGTAACTTTACCTGCTTTGGATACATCGTCATGACCTTTTGTTACAGTATCATCTGTTTCTTTTGGTTCATTCATCATATCCTTCGCACCCTTACCTTTTACTTTATCATCCATAGTTTCAGGTTTGGTTGCTCCTGCAGTTTGCGATCTTTCGGATAGAACGCTTTTCAAGGCAGTCCGAATACGAGATTCTTTCTGTTCTGCCTTGTTGCCCTTATCCATTTTAGGATTCATTTCTACTTCACCTTCTTTATCTTTTTTCATTGCCTTAGAAATTGCTTTCCTTTTCTTGTGTAAGAATCTGTCGGAACTGTCAACATCTCCATCGTTATCGATGTCTTTGTCTTTGCGGTCTTTGTGTTTACCCTTTAGTTCTTTTTTATCTACAGGATCCATTGCTTCATCTACTTTTTTCTTGCCAGGTTTAATGCCTGGAGGTGCACCTACTATTTTTAATGTTTCTGGCGTACCTTCTTTTTTCATCAAGGCATCATGATTCTTTTTAGCATACGCATCTGCTTCTGGTTTTGTTTTGAACTCAGCAACCTTTTTGCCTTTCATATTATACACACAAAACATACCAGTCTTTTTGTCTTTTGTGACATGACTCGTAGGATCCATGTTATGATCTTTTTTAGGATCATAGTCTTCTTTTTGTTCCATTGGGACTTCAGTCTGTGCCTTAGTCCACTCATTGAATATGTTCTTAAACATTAGTGTCTCCTTTTAAATCCACATGTGGGCGACATAAGTCCCTATCGCGGCAACAACTGCCGCATATACTACCTTATTTATAATACCAACAGTATGAGCATTCTTATCGACTTTCTTTTCGATATTNTCTAATTTTTCTGAGAACTTGTTCATACGTTCCCATGAGTTTTGACGATACTCATTATAAGCATCCATTTTTTCCTCAAAACGAGCAATCGCAATGAGTACGGTTTCCATACGTTCTAATTTTTGTTCTATTCGTACTAGACGATCTGTCGTATCTGCCATTGCTCTACTTCCTTAATGATGATGGAAATGCAAGTCTTTTGGATCTACATCAATAAATTCTTTTATTATATACAAATTATCATCACTAACTCTAACTGTGAGTTCTTTACATCCCANTCGAACAGAACCTGTATATTCGCTAGACTTACCGCCTCGCAAGGTTCTTTCAATAGTTCTTTTTGCTTTTAAACAATCACCTAAACCATCTCGAACTGTGTATTCTTTTAGTTGCATGGGGTCTCCGAACCACATTAAAAGAATGAATGCTTCTATTACCATTTTTAGTGTCCATTGTGTTTACTAGTAGGTTTCATCCCATTCATATCATGTACCATGTCCATTATATCATTGCGGATCTTTTCGTGTGCCGCTTCAAGTTGGTTTATTCGCTTCTCATAAAACTCTAGTGTAAGTTTCTGTTGTTGATCAAACGGTGCCTGACCGCTTTCGATTTCTTCTGTTAGTTTCTCAAGTTCAGTTGCTAAGTGTTCAATTAACATAAACTGTTCACTGTCTGCAGGTAATGATCCCATTTCCCCACGTGGCCATTTAATTCTAAACTCAGTATTGAATTCTAGATCTGCTTGCATCATAGTGATGTTTGTTTCGATCTGATTTAGTCTTTCTACAATACCGAAGTATGCCCATGTAGCAATTGATGCCGCCGCTATCATACTAATTATATTACGAAGTGGTAATGCTACCTCAGTATTTTCATTCACCTTTGCCGCCATAATTAATTATCCCTTCCTTGATTAGTTATCTACCTTTGCTCCTGATCTCCACTGCCAACATGACCAGTACCTTGCTTTCCATTTAGGACCTGGGTTGTCACAGTTATGTCTAGCGCGGAATGACTTCCGTCTAGCAGGATCATCGCGTTTGATTTCCATGTTAGGATCTCCAAAGGAAACTTTTACAACATTCCCTTTCTCGTTCTTAACATAAACGTAAAATTTCTTACTACCACCACGAGTTGGATTGTTCAGTGTAACTTTTTTACCCTGATATTCTGATTCTACTAATTCTAAATCATCGTATAGGTCACACTCTTCACAAATNTCATCAATCTTATCTGCCGTNTGTTGTTTGAATGTACTTGTCATGATGGTTTATTCCTAATATTCTGTCTAATACCTGGTGTAAATTTCTTACGTTGTTGGTTTCCTGTGGGGTTTTGTCCCATTATTCTACTGCCGATTCTTGCTAGTGCGTCTTTTGCCTTTTTTAAAGATGGTAGAACCATAGTGGTAAATCGATTCTGTTCATTCTTTTCACCTGGTGTTTTCTTTTTCATTATCTTGATTGACTCATCTGAACCATAGTCAACTTTACCAGATGTCTTTTCATTTGCTTTCTTTACTTCAGGTGGTTTCTTTCTGAATGTATCCATACCGTCACCACTAGACTTACGTTTCATACCACCTTCTTTGAATGGGCGATTGATCATCATATCACCCTTCTTGTCTGACATAGGTTTTTTTAGTTTCACAACTCTACCTTTGTTTCTTCTTGCCATATCTTTTGCGTCAGACTCTTGTGATGCCATACCAATCACTTTACCACTTTTATCAATTGCGGCATGAGTGTATTTTATTCCCTCTTCTACAGACTCTTTNACTTTATCACGATGATGTTTCTTCTTATCGTGTTTGGTGACTCGATCTACTGATTGAATCATTGACGGTTGTTTTACTAACTTACGTAAATGAGACTTGACCTCACCTGGCGAATTACCAGACATGAACATTTCTGGGAACCCATCTATGTTTACCTTGAAGTCAAATGCGTCTTTTAAAGGTTTTTTGTTTTTGTTTTTGTCTATACTCAAACTAGGCATCTTGGGTAAAGATACCTGACTCTTTGGTTTTGCTCTTGCGGCAGGACTTGCAAGTGCTCGTCTTTGCATCTTACGTGTAACCACTGCATCAGATACAGAACCTAATTTTTTCAACCCTGCCGCATTTCTTAGTCGTGCAGTAGTCTTTTTACTTTTAACAATCTTTGTGGGTTTCCTAAGATCCTTAAAGGACTTGGGAGTTTTCTTATCATCCATTATGCCAGATCCTTATCGTGATTAAGTCCACCGCGTTTCTTTTTCACGATGAATGCATTTACTCGTGCATGTCCCCATTGTGATGGAGTTGTACCTGGTCGGTGACCAGTCTTCCATGCGGCAACTCCTCGATTGTAAACTTTTTTCAATGTTCCAACAGATATGCCAGACTTCTTTGCTTTATCAGCAAGAGACTTTCCTGCATCCTCTTTTATGTACTCATTGAATTTTATCATAGTCTTCCTCCTGGTGCAGGTAACCCTAACTTAGATTCTATTTCTGTTATTCTTTTTTTTGCATTATTCATACGTGTTTTATTGTTATCTCTCATACCAGAGATAAACATGCGATATGCTTGAGACAGACTTACGACCATTGCTCTCTGCTTACGATCATGAGGAGTTTCCTCATTTAACTGTTCGTGACCGTCATAAAACTTTCTAAAACTCATCTTGTTTCCTTGTTCTTTTGCTTTGTATCTTTGGTACGAGCACGATCCATTTCTTTATCTTGTCTTGTCTTGATTAGTTCATCTCTTGCTTTTTCCGCATCATTAAATCTATCATGTTTTTTCTTGACACGTGCCACTGCGTCTTCTTCATCAAACATTTTTTTGATAGCATTTGTATACTTAGAAGGTTTGGTCTTGGCATCTGCATCACCTGGCGCAGGTTTATATGCAGACGGATCATTGTCTGCTTTCTTCTTACCTTTAGCAAAGTGTGCGTCTCTTTTATCTTTTGTAGACTTGGAAAGACCTGAAAAATATTTCTTAGGTTGTGTGCCTTTCTTGTCTTTGACATCTGGATCTTGAGCAACTCTTGGTTTCTCTAGCAACTCTATTGCTTCTAACCAGTATCGTTTTTGCATATTGTTTTTCTCTACTATAACATAGTTTGCACCTAGGTGAGTAACTGTGCCAACCTCGTCAGATTCTTTTACAATAACTTTATCACCAACATCGTACAGGTTACCTGAGACATATTGTTCTCTTGTTTCTGACACTGGGTTCAACTGTAGGTGACTCTTATATTCCTTTTGTTCTCTCAACCCCATACCTTTACGGACTGTGTTGAATAAATTCTTTGCATCTGCATTAGAGAATGTCTTTGGTAAACCCTGACTAAAACTTGTGAAGTCGCCTTTACTTGCGGCAGATCTCATCTTAGACGCAGACATCCCTGTCGCACCTTCTGCATCTGGATCTCTATCTCCTGCAGAGGCAACATTCATTGAACGAAAGTTATAGAAACCGTGTCTACCTTTTTTACCATTGTACTTGTTCATCAAGACATCGAACTCTTGAACACGATCTGCACCAACAACCATAGTAACATTCTTGTAACCCATATCATATAGTTTTGTCAATATATCAAATAAGTTTCTGACCTTTGCATCTAACATAATCCTACGTGCGTGACGTGGGAACATCTTACGTGCTATTTTTATTTTATCTTTGTATGGTAGTGGATTCTTCTTTGGGTCTACGGATTGTGACAGGTATACAAAATACGGATTGCTCCCTGCTTTACGCGAGAGGGCAGTTAAGAGTTTCTCATGACCAATAGTGGGTGGATTCATTCTCCCCCACGTAAAGAAGACTGTCTTTTCTTCTTCAATTAAAAAATTCTTGAATGAACCTATCATTTTTTCTTACGATCTATCTCTTGTTTACGTTTATCTTTGACCATTCGTTTAGCAAGCATATCTATTCTTTTCTTAACTGCAGGTTTATCCAGTCTCTTTTCAAGTTCTTGTCTACGTGCAAAAGGTAAATCATTCTTATCTTTACCTTTAGTCAACTTCTTGAGGATTAGTTTACGTGCAGACTTACGTGCACGTTTCTTCAACGTATCCATGTTTGCCATACGTCTCTTTGCTTTCTCTCGACCAATCTTGATCTTTTGCTTGAGACGTTTCATTCTTCGTCCAACTTTCATTCGTTGTTGGATAGACAATGCTTCCGTTTCGGACTCAACGTCTTCGTTGCCAGAATAGGTTCTTTTCTTTTTGGATTTTCTATAGTTGATTAATTCGTCCTCACCTGGTGCAGGTTCCGAATTTATCATATCTCTAAATCGCAATGGTTTTGCCATTCTAATTCCTTCCTGGTTTGTCCCATCCTTTTAATATATTCGGTGAAAAGTTGGCGTAGGAGAACTCCATACGATCAACAATTTTCACTGCATCACCACCAAGTTTGTCTATAGCGACATAACCCTCTTGCCCTGTAACACGATATCCCCTCTTGGTTTTGAGAAATGTGCTAACACTTGAGAGTTTATTAAGATTATTTATAAGTTTCATTTTTGCAAGAACTATGACTTTCTGCAGATCAAACATTTTCACCAGAGATTGTCGATTCCCTGGTGAAAAGAAACTTAGTATTTCGTCTAACTTTTTTTGTTGCGTGGACTTCCCTTTTTCCGTTTTTCTTTTGTCGATTTCTTTTTGGTATTTTTGTTTGATCCACGTGATAAGACGCGAAGCGTGGGTCTTGGTATTCTTAATGACTTCACCCCTACGAACATACGTATTATTAAATTGCTCAATAAGTTGGGCAAGCGCAGGATCTTTTTCAAGAGTCCTAAGAGTAGTCCCACTAATTTGGTTAAATATTTTACCAGCAGTTGATAGATATTCGTTAACTTCATCGGTATCCTTCCTATTCATGGTTAGATTGGTTAGATCCCTGAGTGTCGCGTCCTGACTCCATACATTCCTACTTGAGTTGAATTTTGACACATCAACTCCATATGAGGCACGAAGCGATTCAAAAGATTTGCCATTATAAGTTGTATGCCAGACTATTCCAATTTTACTTTTCATAATAGCATCTGACGCTTCTGACTCTCTCGGTACTGCATAGACAATAGTATTTGGATGAAAGGTTACGTAATCCTTTCCCTTAATCTTTTTTGTTTTTACATCACTCTTAGAGTATAAAAAATCTCCTTGAATGATACCTTTGATTCCCAACTCAGGTAAGTGTTTCAATGCCAATTTCATTTTAGTATTGAGGTCTCCACTTGTATCGGCATCAATGTCTGCATTTGTTTTATAGACTTTTGGTGTTTTGGCAAAGATTCCTTTCTTGGCAACAAAGAACTCTCCGTCTCGTGGATCGGTTCCGCAAAAAATAGCAGGAGCACCATCCCACTTAACAGATACTTTACCATCACCTTCACCTCCAAGCATGTCACGTAGAGATCGTAAAGCAAGGATAGCATCACGAGTTCCCTTGACTCCACCATAAAGAACCTTGTCCTCAATGTGAGTCATGTGTGTATTCTTTTGTTCTGTTATAAAATCGTTAAAATTTTCCATCATAATGTACCACTATATTGCATTTTCAACATAAGATATTGTCCCAATCTACCTTGACCAGATGTGCCTTTTGCAGGTCTAACACCCGAATCAGATCTAATAGTCATCTTTAATGTCTTTTTATCATCTGGTGTGTATATGTCAATAAGATATTCTTGAACAGATTTTTTATTAAGATATGCATGGTGTTTAGTAATAAGGGGTATCATATCAACAATATCATCACCCTTTTGTTCTGCATGAGTACCCACTGCCTTTACCATCACTAATGGAATCTTTTCACCTTTTCTTTGTAAGTTAAAAGTTTCTTTTACCCAATCAATAAAATCTTCAGTACTCAAACGATTGATCACCTTACACATGTGTTGTCTTGCGACTACTAACATTTCTGTATATAGTTCGTTTGCTTTTGTTTCGTTCTCCACATAATAATCTACATACAATCTTGTAACTTCTTTATTTTTAATAAAGTTATCTTTCGTTGCAACGTCCTCAATACCTGGTATTTTTGAATAAACCCTATTCCATAGATCATGTTCTAAATGTTTAGTAGACACCTTCAATATTTTATATTGAGTTTGAACATATGTATTTTTTAATGGTTCTTTTGATTTTTTAGTTCCTGCTTTTAAACTTACGCCAATCATATCGCCATCTTTGAATTCCACAAATATGTCTCCTGCATGATTGCTAGGAACCCCTCTCGGTTTTGCGCGATATCCCCATGTCACATTTTTAATAGGTTTGTCATTATTAAGATCGTACAAATAATTTGTAATCCCTATCGCATTTTGCATTTTAGTTCTTAAAAACTTATCATCCATAGTAGGCAATCTTTTAATAACTTCTTTTGCCGCATCTGCATCTTTTGGGTGGTAAGACTTTTTTGCTCTATTCAGATTTAAAGTGTATATGAATTTTTTGAAATCTTCTATACCTTGAGGTTTAAATTTCATGTTGAATGCAATTGCAGGAAAGAGTTCTGTTATAGACGCATTCAAGGTTGTGTCTACTCTTTTCTCTTCCAAGACTCCATGTGCTTTAAATCTTAACATTTTTATTACTCCAACATATACTTTACACTATTTATAATAGTTTGTAAATAAAAAAAGACCCGAAGGTCTTTTCATTTTTTGTATGGTTTATTATGTTTCTCTTGTTTCTGCCGCGAGTATTTGAGTGCTCTTTGTCGTGCTTTCTCTTT